TGCTTCAGCAGCAGGAAGAGTAATATTAGCTAAAAGAGAAGGTGGGTATGGTAATTTAGTTGAAATAGATTCGGGTAATGGTATAGTTACTAAGTTTGGGCATTTGAATAGTATTTTGGTTTCTGTAGATCAGGTAGTAGATCAGGGTGAACAGATTGGTACCATTGGTAGTACAGGGCTTTCAACTGGTAATCATCTACATTACGAGATTTTAAATAAAAATAAAAATATGAATCCTTATATATTTTACTAATGAATAATAAAGACTTATATCAGAATATATTAGGGACGGCAATAGGAGTAATACTTGTGGTAATGCTTTATTTACTTTTTACAGTTACCATCCCACAGGATAATATGAATATATTGCTTTTAATAATTGGGGCGTTGATAAGTTCTTTTACCACGGTGGTTCAGTATTACTTTGGATCGAGTAAAGGGTCAGCAGATAAGGATAAAATTATAAGAAATAAGGAGGACTAAATGGAAAGAATTAGAGGTACTCAATTGGATAAGATTATTCCTCGTAATAAATCTCAGATTAAGGTATTTAGTGAGTTGGTTAATAGAGCTATGTTGGGTTATAAAATGGGAGTTTCTTATGAAGGAGCAAGAGATTTATATAAGGCATTAGGATATCCTACAAATATCTCATTTAATGATTACCTGGTAAAATATCAGAGACAAGATATTGCAAAGGCTATTATAGACCGTCCTGTAAATTCTACATGGCAAGGTCCTTTGGAACTTATAGAATCTAATGAGCCTGAGGAGACTGAATTTGAAAAGGCCTGGGGAGAATTAAGTATGGTTCTTAAGTTAAAGACAATCTTTGCACGTGTAGATCGTTTAACAGGATTAGGTCGATATGGTGTTTTACTATTAGGATTAGATGATTCAAAGGATATTGCTACTTTTTCTAGTCCTGTAAATGAGGATAAAGATCATAAATTAATCTATATTAAACCTTTTTCAGAACAGACTGCAAAAATTAATCAGTTTGTTGCAGAACCAAAAGATCCACGGTATGGCTACCCATTATTTTATGAAATACAGGTAGCAGATAAGGCAAGTAAAGGTAGTCGTAATGTCCAGGTTCATTATTCTAGAATTATTCATATTACAGACGGTACATTAGAATCAGAGGTATTTGGTACACCACGTTTGCAGGCTGTTTATAATCGTTTAATGGACATTGAAAAATTAATAGGTGGAGATGCTGAAATGTTTTGGCGGGGGGCACGTCCAGGTTTCCAAGGGATGTTAGCTCCGGAATATCAGGCAACAGATGAGACAAAAAAAGACATGAAGGATCAATTGGATGAGTATGAAAATGAACTTCGTAGATTTTTTATATTGGAAGGTGTAGAAATGAAACCTCTAACCCAACAGATCTCAGATCCTGCTCCACATTTAGATTCACATTTAAAAATGATCTCCGCAGAGACAGGAATTCCATTAAGAATACTATCAGGTAGTGAGCGAGGCGAATTAGCCAGTTCTCAGGATCGAAACGAATGGATGTCTTATATTAAGTCCCGAAGGGAGGAACATGCAGAACCACGTATTCTACGCCCGACAATAGATAGATTTATAGAGTTAGGAATTTTGCCTAAACCAGAAGAGGGGTATCAGGTAGATTGGGCAGATTTATTTGCATTAAGTGAGCAGGCAAGAGTTGAAATTGGAGCCAAACGTGCTACTGCAATACGTGAGTACACCGTTAATCCAATGGCAATGGAGGTTGTACCACCAAGTGCTTTTATGGAGGTTGGTTTAGGATTGACAACAAACCAAATAGAATTAATTAAGGCTATACGTGATGATGAAATGGAAGATGAAATGAAGTTGGCTGCTAAATTGCAAGAGATTATGACTCCTCCTCCTGCACAGTCGGTAGTACCAGGACAATCACCAAGGAATAGAGACACAGCAAGAAAACCAGCGGCCCCACGTCCTAAAAAGAAACCAGCGGTATGATAGCAATAGACAATTATATTAGTATGGTTCATTATGATCCAACACGGACCACTGTTTTGCGTAATGCATTCGCACGAAATATGCGGCGTAGGTTTGATGAGTTGACTAAAATAATTAAGGTTGCAGTTTTAGATAAAGATGTTCTAGGATTAGAGAAGCATATCTCTGTTTTTCAGATGTTTGCTCCAGGAGAAGGTGCGTTTGCATTTACTCGAAGTGCAGCAAAGGTTGAAGGATTTATGCGTTGGTTACGTCAACAAGTGGAATCTGGAATATTAACATTAGCACAATATCAACAAATAGGTAAGGCGGTAGAAGGAGCTTGGATGAATACATATATTTTAGATTCATATAAAAGAGGTGTATTAAGAGCAAGAGCAGAAATGAAGGCGATTGGGATGGCTATACCTTCTATTGAAGAATCTGGAGGAATAAATGCTGTTATGTCTCTTCCATTTCATGTAGATCGTGTAGGATTAATTTATACCAGAGTCTATGCGGGATTACAAGGAATAACAGCACAAATGGATCTTATTATTAGTCAGATACTTGCACAAGGTTTAATTGATGGAGATGGTCCTAGATTACTTGCACGCAAGATGGTTGCGGCAATAAATGGTGCAGGATTGGGTGATTTGGGAATTACAGATAAATTAGGTAGATTTATACCAGCAAAAATTCGTGCTGAAATACTTGCACGCACGGAGGTAATCAGAGCCCATCATTTGGCTACTATACAGGAATATAGAAATTGGGGTTTATTAGGAATAACGGTTAAAGGTGAGTGGAAAACGGCTGGAGATAAAAGAGTTTGTGATAAATGTGAAGCCTTAGAAGGTAAAATATTTACGTTGGATGAGATTGAACCTATGATACCATTACATCCACAATGTAGATGTATTGCTTTACCATATATAGAAGAAAATGCAAAAGATGTTAATTTATAAAAATAGGAGGATAAGATTATGCCATGGACAGTTGCTGATGTAGACAAACATAAGAAAGGGTTATCCGACACACAAAAAATAAGATGGGTCGCGGTAGCAAATTCTGCCCTTGCAGCTTGTATTAAAAAAGGTGGTACGGATGTCACCTGTGCAGGTGGAGCCGTTCGTCAGGCGAATGGTGTAGTAGGCCATAGTGTAGAATATGAATCTTTTTATGCAACATATAAAAAGAAACAAGATGGAGCCTATACGGTAAGATCTCAAGAATACCAAGGGAGAACTCACCTGATAGTTCCCGTTGTAATGATGGTAGAAGGTGTCCATAATGGAAGTCATGGACCACTTTTACATACGATTGAGGATCTTGGTAAGTTTCCTCAATCTTGGAATGGAATACCCGTAACAATAGATCATCCAGAAGTTGAAGGGCAGAATATTTCTGCCAATGCCCCTGATGTACTTGACGCTCGTAGTATTGGTAGAGTGTTTAATACACGTGTAGATGGTGTAAGACTTATGGCAGAGGCTTGGTTGGATGAGGAAAGGTTACGTCAATTATCTTCCGTAATCTTAGCACAAATACAGGCAGGAGAATCTATTGAGGTTAGTCTGGGTATGTTTACTGAGGAGTTACAAACTGCGGGAGAATGGAATGGGGAACAATACGATGCTATTGCCAGAAATCACAGACCAGATCACCTTGCTCTCTTGCCCGGCGGGCGTGGTGCATGTTCAGTGGAAGATGGTTGTGGCGTTCGTGCTAATAATCAGAAAGGAGGTAATGTACAAGTGGAAGAGTTGTTTAAAGTCCTAAAGGACATGAACAAGGAAGGTTACTCTGTAAATAACCTTATCGCTGATGCAGATCAGGGATATCGTGAACTTGTGGATTCCGTCCGTCAAAAACTGGACAGTATGGATAGTGAAAGTAGTATTCACTTCTTATCAGAAGTGTATGATGATTACGTTGTCTATGAGGTTCGAATGAGGATGGGTGGATCTCGTTTGTTTAAACAGGGTTATACCTACAACAATGGAATAGTTGAATTGCAAGGCAATCCATTAGAAGTTCGCCGTAAGGTAGATTATATTGCAATGGCTGAAGGTTCCGGTCAAAAGAGAACCAGAATTATTATTAATAAAAACGAGGAGGAACAAAACATGGCAGATAATGCTGTAACATGCACCCCCTGTGTTAAGAAGAAAGTAGATGCCTTGATTGCACATGAATCAAAGAAATTTGCTGAAACACATAGGGAATGGTTGGAAACTCTTTCTGAGGATCAGTTGGATTTATTGATACCAACTATTATTGAGAAGGAAGTTACCAAGGAAGTAAATGTTCTTACTGCTACTCAAAAAGCAGCACTCACCTATGGTGAGAAGTTGCTTAAGGAGAGACGTGAGGATATGGTAAAAGGGATTCAGTCCAATACCAAAGATATTTGGACTGATGCTGATCTGGTTGACATGGATGAGATAAAACTTGAAAAAGTATTTAACTCTGTTAAGAAAGGTAAAGAGGTAGTACATGATTATTCATTTGTAGGAAGTAATTTTCAGACAAATGGTAGTGAGGAAGAACCTCTTCCACCTACTGGTATTAAGTTTAAAACTGTAACCAAATAAAAAGGAGGACTAAAAAATGGCTATTGATCGTTATACAATCAAACTGAAGAGCTACGATGATGTTTTTATTGAGAAGTTAGCTGGTGGGACTCTCTACCCAGGGATGTTACTGGCTTTGAACTCGAGTGATACATTTGTAGTTCATAGTGATGATGCTCCTGCCGCTGCATGCGTTCCTATTTTCGCAATAGAAGATGCTTTGCAAGGTAAAGGAGTTGATGATGCCTATGCATCTGGTGACTGGGTTCGCGGATGGGTAGCTGGTCGTGGAGATGTTGTTTATGCTTTACTTGAGGATGGGGCTAATATTGGTATTGGTGACTACCTTGAGTCAAATGGATCTGGTTACTTACAGAAGTTTACTTCTGGTAATGGGGCGGTAGCAATCGCACTTGAAGCTTTGAATCTTTCAGGTTCAGATAGTTCAGATGCTCCTGATCCTAACAACCCGGTTAGTCCTTTCGGCTATAACAGGAGAATTAAGGTGATGGTAATCTAATTAAAAGAAAGGAGAAGAAATGAAAACAAATATTGATTTAATTGATGCGAATGGAAGAGCACAGGGCGAAATTGCTAGGTTAATGGCTCAAAATAGACTTGATCCTAATAAAATGCGTCCATGGGTTGGTAATGACGGTCTATCTTATTTGTCCATCTATAAAGGTGGGGATCCAGAAGATAAGGCAAATTATAATGTCGTTCCTGCTCTAAATACGAATGCGACTCTTCGCAGGGATGAGTGGAAACAGCTTGATGATGCTGTTGTAAGAGCTAAGGATTATAGGCTCGGTGGAATTCAGGATTTAATTACCAAAGGTCTTACCTTCCAACTTGGGAATGGTATGGGTACCACAATGTTAGAATGGCATGACATGGTTGGAAACCTTGAAGCTGATCTGACCATGGATGGGGTAACTCGTAACCTTGGTAACAGACCGGACTTCCAATACAACTATATGCCAATTCCTATTGTTCATGTTGATTATGAAATCAACTTCAGGGAATTGGAAACAAGCCGTAACATGGGTAATCCATTGGATACTACAATGGCGGAACGTGCAACTCGTGCGGTAATGGAGAAACTTGAGAATATGCTTTTCAAAGATTTAACTTTTAGCTTTGGAGAGAAAGATTCACATAATCGCAATACTGTTTATAGTTATGTTAATCACCCAGACAGGAATCAGATTAGTCTGATTAATGCTTGGGATGATTCAGCAACGACCGGTAAGAATATAGTTGACGAAATCATATCCTGGAAACAGGCAAGTATTGATGACAGGCACTATGGCCCGTGGCAGATTTACATTCCACCCGCCTATGAGACCATACTGGATGAGGATTATGTAGGTTCAACTCCAGATACGGCTCCTGGGATAACAATTCGTCAGAGAATTATGGCGATTGAAAAAATCTCTGGGCTCAAAGTTATTGATACTTTGGCAGCTAATACTATTCTGTTTATCCAGATGACCGATGACGTTGTTCGTCTTGTTCAGGGTCTGCCTTTACAGAATGTTCAGTGGGAAACTGAAGGTAAGTTTGTTAATAAATATAAGGTACTTACTATACAGGTTCCTCAGATTCGTGCTGATGCTGATGGACGTAGCGGTATTCTTCATATATCGTAATTAATTATTGACTAATCAAGTCATTTTTTTTTAAAACCAAAAAAATTATGGAACGTAGTAGAGGCCCTGTTAATGAAGTAAGACCCGACGGAAAGATACGTTGGAGAAAAGAAGGTAGAGGAATATTTCGTTTAAAGAATCATATTTATAGACCAAGAGAAATATTTTGGGCCCGTCCAGATGAGATATCTCAACAGTTTCGGGATTTGATAAAACCAGTTGATTCTATTCCTGCGGAGAGACCTATAGATGATCCAGTTGATCTAAAATTTGTTATTAAGCCTGCCTACACCAAGGTAAAAAGAGAAACCAGTAATTTTTGGGACATCTTTGATGGTCAAGGTAAACAAATTAATGAAAAGGCTTTAAGAGAGGATCAAGCAGATGAATATTTAGAATCTTTGACAAAATGATTTGGAAGGTCCCTCCCATTTGGGAAGATGGAGAAGTATGGATACTTGGTGGTGGTCCTTCTGTTATAAGGCAGTTTAACATTCCTGAGGAAGTGGTTAAT